GGTCCCATTCATATAAATTATTTTCTTCCACCTTTATAAACCTTCTTCTTCAATAAATTTATTTGTTCTTCGCTCAGAAGGGTCAAGGCTTGCTCGGCTTTCATATCACTGTAGCCATAATATTCCTTAACAACTTCTAAATCACTTTGCTTTGAGGCTTTAGCCCATTTCGAAAACCGTTTACGCTTTCGAATAGTATTTATAAAAAAATCAAATTGAAGTCTATTAGGAAGGTGGGCATACTGATTCATTTCATTTGCGAAAAGAACAGTATCGGGAAAGTAAGAGAGTGTACGGTTTACTACAAATGGAACATATTGCTTTTCTGCGATATCATCTACCATGATATCTTTTTTACTCATGTTGATTGAATTTAAATAGTCGAATGGGGTCAAAACGGAATCTCATCAATTAAAAGTCTGGAAAGATATTGCATGCGCATAACATCCATAGCCACATCATGTCGCGGATCGTGAGCTACGAAAACCCCCTCTAATCCTTCTGGAATAAAACTATCTTTTATATCCTGTCCCCATGTCATACCATCAATTGTACTTTTCGTGTCCCGTACAATCCACCAAGGATGAGGCATAGGGTTTTCAAACTGCTTACAAAGGAACTGAATGAATACCGGATCAAAAGTATTATTGCGGGTATAAGCTACATCAGGATTAATCACATTAGATACAAACCAGCTATACAATTCTTTAATATCTACATCATCTCGAGTGGGTACAAGTTGCTTCTGAGCTTTATCTCCTTGATTTTCCCACCATTGTAGGGTCTCAGGACAAATCTCACGACCATATTCTTTCACCTGCTGAGTGACGTCAAACTTAACGAAAGCAACCTCATCTACCAGCTCATCCCAGGAATAATTGGGACCATATTTAACCCGATTCATATCAAAGTTTAAAAGTGCAAGAGAAACAATAACACCACGGTGCTGATCTTGGCTCAAGGTTTCAATATCATAAATGATAGCCATTATGTAAACTCCACGTTAGACATAACCTCTGTAAGACACGCAACAACATTCAGTTCGTGGTCTGCTACAAAGGCATTTTTATATTGGTAATCTGCAAGTACAAGGACAAGTGCAGGAATTGATTGGGGTTTGACACGATCATTCATTCGATCGTAAATTGATCTGAAGATCGCTGCTGCGTCAGTATCTATATTATCTACTACCCACTTACGCATCTTTTTAAAATCTTTCTCTTTCAAGTAGGTAAACAAGGATTCGTACGAATGATCACTTACATTATCAACTACACCAGAGTCGATCTTACCTGAAATGCTATAACGCTGACACTCATTAATAACTCTACGCCAATCAGGAGCGTGCTTAATAATTAGTTCGGCAACTGCCTTCGTATCATAATCAACATTTTCAGACTCTAAGATGAACTTCATACGCTCAAAGAATACAGCAGCAAGATCTGCCATCTCCTTACGGGTGGTATTGAATTCATACACTGAGCACCTCGAGTGCAAAGGCTCAATGATGCGATTTTTAAAGTTAGCAGTGAGAATAAACCTACAGTTATTAGAAAACTCTTCGATAAAGCCGCGAAGAGCTGGTTGTGTAGATTGCGGGTTAAGGTAATCAGCTTCGTCTAGAATAACAACCTTATATCCACCTTGGAGTGACACGGTAGAAGCAAACTGACGGATCTTACCACGAAGGGTTTCAATGTTACCCTCTTCGGATCCATTTACATAAATGTAATCAAGATTTAGTTCTTTACATAGTGCTTTTGCAACTGTAGTCTTACCAAGACCAGCGGTGCCAGTGAAAAGCATATTAGGGAGCTGACCAGTCTCAGCCAGCTCCCTGAAGGTTTTCTTTAGACTGGGTGGAAGAATAGTATCCTTGATATTTTGCGGACGATATTTTTCTACCCAGAGGAAGTCGTTTGACATATATTCACCTTATTCATAATGTATCTTATGTTGGGCGTTAACCCAGTTTAACGTCTCAATGAAAAGACGTTATTCTTCATCACTAGATTCTTCACTCATAGTATGTTCAGCCAATTGAACCAGCTGGGTAGCTTGATCCCGTAGACGTCCAATTGTGCTAAGCTCTTCACCTTTGAATGCACCGCGCTGAACGATTGTATCAATTACTGCGATTGTACTACGAGCAACCTGGTTCGAGATGTTTGCGAGTTCAGTCATTTTATTCTCCATATTTACTGTTTTTCTCAAGGGCAATGTAATATTGTACTGAAAGACCTTCGTCCTCAGATTGGAAGTGACTAATAAGCTTGGAAGAAATATCTACATTGTAAGTTGTAGGGATAATTTTTTTCAAGTTATTAATGTTATAGATCAGATTAAAGTTTGCATCTGATGGGTATTTACCCGGAATGTCAATCGAAAACGTGTTCGATGTAGAATTTTCACTGTCGAAAACTGTGATCGATAACACACCATCATTCGGGGAAATAGCGATCTCATTATGACCTAGAGCGCCAGCAGCAGATTTAACCCGAGAAAGGGTTTCTGCATCCAGACGGAATGAAATATCTGCAGGAGGCATTTTAGGTTCACGAGTAGCTGTTGTCAGCATTTCAGGGTCGGTGAAGTAGTACTTGATCTTAGAACGCCCGCTACCATCACTAATGATAGCATGTCCAACATCAGGTACAAACTTTGGCTGATCAACAAGGTTCAATACACCAAGAAACTCGTTAAGGTCATAGATGCCGAAACGAGATTGAAACTCATCGGAAATAGTTGCACAAGCATACACATTCTTTGCCTCTGCAATAGTCTTAATAGTTTTACCTTTATCGATCACGATGTTTGGATTGATTTGTGCAAAGTTCTTGAGCACTTGGATAGTCGAATCATTTAGCTGCATTATAAACTCCGTGTAATGTATATCATATTATACCAATGTCAAAGCGAGGTGTAAACCCTTAAGCTGCAATTTTTGAGAAATTTTTATGCTTAACAAACTCGATCTTACGCGCGAACTTGCCATCAAGTATCTCTCCCTTGTGACTAATGACAAAGGTATTCGTTTCATCGTCCAGTGTGTACAAGATCTTCATAAGATTATCAACACCTTCATGATCAAGGGAGGAGTCAAACGTTTCATCCAGGATCAACAGATTGGTCGAAATACTATTTTTCATTTTAGCAATCATACGCCATGTGAATAGAAGTGCAAGGTCGATCCTTTGCTTTTCACCTTCGGAAAACGAATCATACGTAAAGCTATCACGGTGTCTGGAACGAATGGTTTCCTTGAACTCTTCATCGAGATTGAAATGCACAAAGAAGTCTAGGACTTGAAGATACTGATTCACCAGTTTATTGATAACAGGAAGATACTGCTTAATCACTTTCGTCTTAATGCCAGTATCTTTCAGCATCTCAGCAATCACAGAATTATAGCTATAGCTTTCATTGAGCTCAAACCTCTCTTCTCTTAGATTACTACGTTCGGTGATCATCCCTTCTAACTCAGATTTAGCTGAACTTAGATCTCCTTCACGAGCAGCAAGACGTTCGATATCTTGATTAAGACCGTTAATCGTCTTTTGAAGTCTATTGATCTCCTGGTTATTTCCGTTGATCTTAGACTGTATTGATCGGATTTCTTCAGACTGTGCGTTAAACTTGTCTATCGTTTCAGATATCTTTTTTGCTTCATCATCTGCTCTTTTCAATGCCGATTGAAGCTCTGCTGCGCTGGTCTTCGCTTCAGTAAGTTTACTTTCTACAAGAGAGGGACTGATTTCCTGCGTACACGTGGGACACGATGTATTGTTTTCATAGAACTTAGCATCTTTAACAAGATTCTGCATCTTCATATTGAAATTAGAACGATAGTTTAAGATTGCTTGCTTTTGATCATTCGCCTCTTTTAGTCTGGTAGAAACCTCTACAGTCTTACTTTCGATTGAGCCACTTGCCTTAGAATTCCATTCTTGGAGAGATCGAATCTCTTCTTCTACTGATCGGATCTGGGATCTTTTTTCGTTGATCTCTTCCTCATTCATCGCATTAATATCGCGAATATATTTGTTCTGTGTATCAATACGATTTTGATTTAGGTCTAATTGATAAGTTATATCTTTTAGCTTTTCTTTCAGAGTCGATTGTTTCTCTTTAATGAGAATATTCATTTTAGAAAATACATTGATATCTAAAAGATCCTCAATTACGTCTCTACGATGTTTTGCAGAGAGCTGCATAAAGGGAATAAAAGACGAACTACCAAGAACTACGATCTGGTGAAAAGACTTATGTGTCATTTTCAGGATGTTCTGTTCTAGGACTTTTTGATACTCTCTTGAATGAGAATCCTGATTAATAAGCTTATCGTTTTTCCAGATTTCAAACTTTTGAGGTTTAAGACCACGAACAATCTTAAACTCAGTCTTTCCCACAGTAAAGCTTACCTCTACGCTACAATCTTTATTGTTAATAGTGTTTACTAGTTGAGGCTTATTAATATTGCGGTGGGGCTTACCGAATAGAGCAAATGAAAGAGCGTCAAGCATTGTTGACTTACCCGCTCCATTATGTCCAATTATAAGGGTTGATTTCGTTGACTTTAGATCGACTTCAGTCCAATTATTACCAGTCGATAAAAAGTTACGCCATCTAAGGGTTCTAAAAGTAATCATGCAATTTCAAGAGCCTGTGCTTCTGTTAACAACGTTCTCATACTCAATTTTATACGACCTTTATCTAGATCCGTATCCACACCATCTACATAGGAGTCCAGAAGATTCTCCGTTTCTTCGATCTGAATACCATCATCCTCTACATTATCCCCGATAAACTCATTAAAGTTCTCGGCGATCTTAAGTTCATGAATAGGACGTGATTGTATTTTATCAACAAATTGGTCAAATGTAAATAGGTCAGTTTTGTTAATTACTACAATTTTTACAAACTTATGATCCACAGATGACCAGTCAAAATCCATGTAATTACTGTTAGTATCGTCGTAATATACACGATGGAAAAGAGTGTGAGGATTAAGCACTGGAGTAAGTTCTCTGGTTTCAGTATCCAGAATATGAAAGTGCTTAGGATCATGTGCGTCACTCCAGAAGAATTCGAGTTGTGTTCCAAGGTACCTTATATTATCCTTTTCTGATTTCGTATGGAAGTGTCCGGAAAGAACCTGTTCAAATCGACTGATTAAAGACGGACTCATTCCTCCTTGATGTTGAACGCCCCTCATCACATCGAAGCCGTTTAATTCAAGATGGCCCGCTAACCAATCTGCTTTACAGGATTTTATAAATTCTAATGATCGGGATAGATTGTCTGAACAGACCCAAGGAAGAAGCGCAAGCTTAAAGCCGTCATAATCCATCACAGTTGGATCCATATGAATAGTGACTTCATTCATATAGTGACCAAGTAACTCTTTCAGGGAATTCAGTTCATTGGTGTTCTTATAGTACGTGTCGTGGTTACCGGGTATTGCGTCCATATGCATTCCCTTTTCTCGCAATCTGGCAAGAAAGTTTTTTCGGTAGCTATGTAACGACTTGAAATTGATAAACTTGCGATTATCGAAAATGTCACCAAGATGAACAATTCTTTTTATGTTATTTTCTTTGAGGTAAGGAAAAAATACCTCATTGTAAAAAGTGTTAGCGTTATCAGAAAATATATCAGAAGAGTTACGAATACCACAATGTGTGTCATTTATAATAGCAATTTTCATTTTATAAAATCCAAATTATTTACAGAAACTCAGAAAGATCGGAATCGACTTTCACTGTTCTTTTAGTGCGGGTCTTCTTTTTAAATTGTTTAATTTTAATATCATAATCTTTTACTTTATCAATACGATCTCTCAAATGGTCAATGAATCCGTTAATTGTAGGATCACTCATATCCTCATTATCAATAAAGTTTTCGATACCAGATTCCGCAATATATTTTAATTTAATGTCTTGCTGTTTTTTCTCTTTCTCGATACGTCTCAAGAATGCGTACCAACTGATCTGTGTAAAATATGCAAAAGCATTTGGTTTACCTGTTCTAGTAGCTGCCTCTATATTATAGTTCTCGATCGCCTTCAAACAATTCTCTACCGCATCCATAACCATTTCTTCACGATAGGTGTACCGAATAAAGTTAGATTTATGTGAAAGTCCCTCTGCAATACGAAGAAAGCACCGAGCGATGTACTCCGGTACTTGAGGAATCTCTTTTTGGTTTGATTTTGCTTCTTGAACTATTTTTACATATTCAACTACAGCAGCAGAAAAGTCAGCATTATTTACATAGTGCACACTTTTTCTCTTTGCCATATGGTCATACTCCTTTCATAATTAAATTTATTATACCACAAAGGTAAAAGAAATAAAACCCCTAAAAAAATAAAAAAAGGGGGTTTACAAAATATTTTTTCCTGGTATAATATTAAAGACCTTTTTGGGCAGGATAGAATACTACTAATGGAACTTGCGATCAGGTGCCATCATTTCAAGATAGTCATCGATCGATAGGTCATCCTCTTTTTCTTGCTCAAAAGGATCTTCTTCCTCGATTCCCTTTTCAATAAGATAGTTCACTGTATCAAGATATTGATTGACTATTTTTTCTTCTGGATTAGCTATACCTATAAGATGGGATGGATTAATCGTAATAATGTTTTCATCAGAACATTGGAATAACATCCAGGGTCGAAGTGTATGGTATATATTTCCCGTATTTGGATCCGGTATAGTTAGTAGCTTAAGAGCATTTCGACACACAATTTCTTCTTGATCCCAGTCTATTATTGAAGCTAGGATCTCTTCACCCGAACTTAATTTTAGCTGTTTGATATCCATTATTATTCCTTGAGATCGATTTTATATATATTATAATTAAACTGTTGATTCTCATACATCTTCAATCTTTCTGATCCGTGTAAGGCGGCAAAGTTGAGACGACTACTTCGGGGCTTTGTGGTAATATCGACAATATCGTATAATCTGGTCTTTCTACCGTCGTCAGAATTACGGAGTCCTCTACCAATTGATTGTAGTACTCTGATTTGTGATTTACTTGGTGAAGCGAAAATAATATTATGGAGATTCCTAATATTAATACCAGTGCTAAAAGTTCCCAACGAGGCCACGATGATCGCATTTTTTTGTTTCTCCACGATTCCCCGGATAGCTTCTCGATCGGACGTGTCAACGTTACCTGATACGAAATATACTTTTCTATTCTCTTCCGCCCCATCGCGAATTAGATTGAAAAGAGGCTCTCCATGTTTTTCTACGAATTGAAATAGTACAAGTGTATTACCTTCTAAACCTAAAGCAAGATTACGTATAAATTTATTCCTTGCCTCGTTTTTTACAATATAATCTATTTCCTCTTGATACGTTTTTTTACCCCAATTATTTATTACATTATCAGGATGTGTCAATGTGAGCATAAAGATATCAAGATCTGCTAGTGTATTTTCTTTCTGAAGTCTATTCGTTGTTGTCACATGAAAGACTGGACCGAATAATCCCTCGAGCACTAACTTATGTGTTTGTGTTCCGTCGAGTGTTCCTGTGGTACCATATCTGTATTCAGCATTTCTACATTTGTTCATAATCGATGTAAGAGACTTAGATTTAAATCCGTGACATTCATCACCGATCACACAGCCGAATTGTTCGAACCATTTTCCCGGAAGCTTATAGATAGACTGCCAAGTCGAAACTATAACTTTTTTATTCGTATCTTTGTCTTTACCTGAATAGATCTTATGGACATTCTTATCTACATCATATCCGTAATCTTTAAAGTCACCATACATTTGTTCTACGAGTGAGGTAGTAGGTACAATAATAAGAACTTTATCATCCTTAATATTATCCATATAATAGCGCATTAACGAGTAAATGATTAATGATTTACCCGATCCGGTGGGTGATAATAGGATCGCTCTTTTGCTCGTAAGGCCCCTAAAAACCGCTGTGTATTGATAGTCACGAATATTTATGGGTTTACCCTTAGAGGTAAGTTCTAGTTGTTCTATATACTTCTCTAGGTGCTCTGTACGGACAGAATTTCGGTCATCGGGCATACCGGCATTACCCTCAATCGGATCAACTTCATATCCTCGAGCCTTTGCAAAGCTTTTTAAATACTCATA